CTTTACAAAACTTGCGTCGGAAATTGATTCTGTCGAACAATACGTTGATACAGGAAGTTATATCTTTAATGGGCTGTGTTCAGGCTCTATATATGGGGGCGTGTCTTCTAATAAGATTACTGCCATCGCTGGAGAAAGTAGTACTGGAAAAACTTTTTTCTCTCTCGCCGTTGTCAAGAACTTCCTGGATAATAATCCCTCCGCTTATGTACTCTATTTTGACACTGAGAATAGCATTACTAGGGCACTTTTAGATAGTCGTAAAATTGATACTACTAGGTTAGTTGTAGTCAATGTAGTAACGATTGAGGAGTTCCGAACTAAGGCACTTAAGGCTGTTGATAAATATCTCCAAATGCCCATAGATGAACGCAAGCCTTGTATGTTTGTGTTAGACTCTCTGGGTATGCTTTCCACCGAAAAAGAAATTAGAGATGCACTGGACGATAAACAAGTCCGTGATATGACCAAATCACAATTGGTCAAAGGTGCGTTCAGAATGTTAACCCTCAAACTTGGTCAAGCGAATGTCCCGCTCATTGTCACAAATCACACATATGATGTCATCGGAGCTTATGTACCAACTAAAGAGATGGGAGGAGGTTCGGGACTCAAGTACGCAGCAAGTACAATCATTTATCTCAGCAAGAAGAAAGAAAAGGATGGAAAAGAAGTCATCGGAAATATTATCAAAGCTAAGACTCACAAATCTCGTTTAAGTAAGGAGAACAAACAAGTTGAGATACGTCTCTATTATGATGATCGTGGTCTTGACCGTTATTATGGTTTACTGGAACTGGGTGAGATTGGGGGACTTTGGAAAAACGTTGCCGGAAGATACGAAATCAACGGCAAAAAGATATATGCCAAGCAGATACTCGCTGAACCCGACACTTATTTCACTCCAGAAGTGATGCAAGCTCTTGATGAGATTGCGCAGAAAGAGTTCAGTTATGGCGGATAATATTAAAGTTATTAAGTCTGGTATAGATGTCAATAAGGTAATAGACCAATTAGATCAGTACCCTGATGATTGGTTTATTCAGAGGAAAGGTGCTGAAAGTCTTCTTGATCGTGGTTATGAAGATATGGATGTTGGCAACCTTCAACTTGTAGTAGGTGCTGTAAAGAAGAAGGAAGACTTTGTAGGAGATTCTGAACTATGCAAACCAACTGAAGCATATGAAAGGCACACAGAGATTGTAAAGATTATAAACAAAGAGTTTCCTGGAAAGGAGATCTATCGATGTGGTTTTCTTTCTCTTCCTATTGATGGATATGTCGGTGCTCATATTGATGAAGGTACTTATTACTTGACAAAAGACCGATATCATATTTCAATAGCTGGTAGGTATCAGTATTTTGTTGGTAATGAAACTTTAATAGTCCAACCAGGAACTCTCTTCTGGTTTAATAATAAACTGCCCCACGGAGCAGTTAATCTTGATGATGAAACAAGAGTTACTTTTGTTTTTGATATTGCACATTCTCCTGATAATCCACATCATAATATAGATGAACAAAATTGAAATTGTAATTCTTAAGAGTTTAATTAATAATGAAGAATATCTCCGTAAAGTAATTCCATTTATTAAGTCTGAATATTTTGAAGATGCTTCTCAGAAGGTTGTTTTTGAGGAGATATCTACTTTTGTTCAGGAATATAATAAAGTAGCAACCAAGGAAATTCTGTCTATTGAAATAGAGAAGAGGTCTGATATTAATGAAGAGAGTTTTAAAAATATTACTGACTTAATCTTTTCTTTAGATGATGAACTTTCTGAATTTAATTGGTTAGTTGATACTACAGAGACCTGGTGTAGAGACCGTGCTATATACTTAGCACTGATGGACTCTATTTACATTGCAGATGGAAAGGATGAGTCTAAAGGAAGAGATGCAATTCCTAGTATTCTATCAGATGCTTTGGCAGTATCTTTTGATACGCATATTGGACATGATTACTTAAATGATTATGAGGAGCGTTATGAGTCATACCACAGGAAGGAAGACAAGATTCCATTTGATCTCGAATACTTCAACAAAATTACGAAAGGAGGTTTACCGAATAAAACTCTCAACATTGCTTTGGCTGGCACAGGAGTTGGAAAATCTTTATTCATGTGTCATGTGGCTAGCGGTGTCCTCCTCCAGGGAAAGAACGTTCTCTACATCACTCTCGAAATGGCAGAAGAGAAGATTGCGGAGAGGATCGATGCTAATCTACTTAATGTCAACATTCAAGACATAACAGATCTTCCTAAACCTATGTTTGAAAGCAAGGTAACTAATATTGCTAAGAAGACACAAGGTACATTAATTATTAAGGAGTATCCAACTGCAGCAGCACATAGTGAGCATTTTAAATCTTTGCTACAAGAGTTAGCATTAAAGAAATCATTCAAACCAGATATAATATTCATAGATTACTTAAACATATGTGCATCTAGTAGATATCGTGGCAATTCAACAGTCAATTCTTACTCGTATATTAAGTCGATTGCAGAAGAACTTCGTGGTCTTGCGGTTGAGGCAAACTTACCGATTGTCTCTGCTACTCAAACTACTCGCTCTGGTTTTGCTAGTAGTGATGTTGATCTCACTGACACATCTGAATCCTTTGGCCTTCCTGCTACTGCTGATTTAATGTTTGCTCTTATTAGCGGAGAGGAACTTGAAGGGTTAAATCAAATAATGGTTAAGCAGTTAAAGAATCGTTATAATGACCCAACAATTTCCAAGAGATTTGTTGTGGGTATTGATCGTGCGAAGATGAGATTATATGATTGTGAGCAAAGTGCACAAGAAGATATTCTTGACAATGGAAAGGAGGAAGAGTATAATAATGATGAGAAAAAACCCAAAAAATCCTTTGATGGATTTAAATTTTAATCATGGCAGATCCGTATCCGGCAGTTGGAACTAATTATAGGCCCAACTTTGAACCAGCAACAACAAATAGAGGTCTTACTCTTACTTCTGAACAGGTAGTAGTATTGAAAGATATACTTTCTCATATTCCTGATCCTGTTAAAGAAGTAGTTGAACTATATGAAAAGGTAAACCAATTATGAGCAAGCAAATTGATTCTGATAAGTATGTTGAATTTGTGTATCAAACCACAAGTCCAGAGAGTACTGACTATGCGGCACTTTTAACACGATTGAATAGTCTTGAGTTGGAGAATGATTGTAATGTATCTCAATTGATGACTGCAGCCTTTGGTTTGACTGCGGAGGCTGGTGAATTTACTGAAGTTGTTAAAAAGATTTTCCTTCAAGGAAAACCATATAATGAAGAAAATGTTTTCCATATGAAGCGTGAGTTGGGTGATATTTGTTGGTATTTGGCACAGGCTTGTATGGCATTGGATACGGACTTTAATGAGATCCTAGATATGAATGTAGAGAAGTTAAGTGCTCGTTATCCTGAAGGTGCATTTGATGTCTACAAATCTGAAAATCGTAAGGAAGGAGATTTATGAAAATTGCACTTATAACATTACTAGTACTAACACCAACAGCGGCATTAGCAGAACAAACTGATTATCGTCCTGGTGGGATGTCAGAAGAGATATGTTTTAAGTATGAGTATCGTGAAGAATATGTACCAGGAACAAGAAATAATCCTGGTTATGTAAAATCTTATAAAGATAAGATTGAGGTTCCTTGTAACCGAAGAAATAGACCAGAGTTTATGCCACCACCACCTGTGGAAAGCGTTGGGCCTGTTGATGAGAATTCTTGTATTGAGGGAACTATCTTAGGTGGTTTAGCAGGTGGTGCTCTTGGTGGCGTATTAGCAACAGAAGAGAATTGGATTTGGTCTATTCCCACTGGTATAATTGGTGGAGCAATGACAGGATGCCAGATTGATGGTGGATGAAACCTGGGATGTTCCTAGCGATCACTTTACAGAGAATGTATTGAGTCATCATTTGGGTTATAAATCAGCACTTACAGAAGAGGAGCGGTTCTTTGTTAGATGTAGAGGTAATTATTCACCTGATATATCTGATAGTGCTTTTGATGTTCCTAGTGGTGATCACGGGTTTCATGGTTGGAATCCTAAGTGTATTCCTAGCATATATTACATCAACTGGAAAGTAGAACAAGCAAAAATATGGCGTGAGACGTGCCAATTCCCCGACTTTGAATCATTTCAAAATAAAAAAACATCTTCACAATTAAGAAGGGAGAAAGGTGAAGAGATGAGGAAGGCAGGTATTAAAACCAAGTATGGCGCAACTAAATGTTACAGAGTGAAGAGGAAGGATATATGGAGCTAAGATATATAATGAGGTTTATTTTCTTGAAATGAAAACATTAACAATCAAAGAATTTGTTGAGGATCAAGAAGGGATTATGAAACGAGTAGAGAGGGGTGAGAAGATTGCTGTGACTGATGGGGAAGTCAGTGCAGTATTAGTGCCTTCTAATGAGTATGTTTATTGTGTCAATAATAATGATGGTCCTTGAGATGCTCGCTTAGCAATCTGGTGAATGCACCAAACTCATAATTTGGCTAAGGTGAGTTCGATCCTCACAGCGAGCACTTGACAGAGGGGTTTCTTTCTTCTATAATTAGTTGTAATCAATGAAGGAAAATGACCCTCACAATTAGGTTTAAGAAAGATCTCCAAACTTTACGTGGAGCTGCCTCAGGCGAATTTTTCTTGGATGTAAAGAATCCTAAACTTTTAAAGAAAGTTCGTCGGTTCTATCAGAATGAGGGAGTAGAATTCTCTGGAGATGCATTGGATGATTATGACATCCTTATGGACTGCATCCTTCAAGATCTACAATCTGTTGAGGTACAATGAACGTTCTACTTGAAAGAGAGGGTTTCCGATTCGTTGAAAATGGAATTATTGAACTAAATGGTAAACCAGATTATCGATTACAAGAACAGGATTATTACAATCGTAAATGGTTTGATGTTTACAAGTTTGATAATCAGATGCAATGTCTTACAGCAATGGAAGACATTGAGTATGCTAAATGGTTAACTGATAAACCTTGCTATGTGGGTGATAAAGGCCCTCAAACTCCATCAATCCCCTGTAGCTCAGTTGGTAGTAGCGTCTGACTGTTAATCAGAATGTCGCTGGTTCGAGTCCAGCCGGGGGAGTTGGGGTAGTAGCTCAGTTGGATAGAGCAACTGCCTTCTAAGCAGTCGGTCATAGGTTCAAATCCTATCTATCTCGTCAGGGTTGTTAACTCAGTTGGCTAGAGTACTCGGCTTTTAACCGATTTGTCCTGGGTTCGAGTCCCAGACAACCCATTGCCGTTTTAGCTCAGTTGGAAGAGCAGGGCTTTAGTAAAGCTCAGGTCGTTGGTTCAAGTCCAATAAACGGCATCAGGGCGGGTGTCCGAGTGGTTAATGGAAGGGGTCTGTAAAACCTCTGGCTTACGCCTACAGTGGTTCAAATCCACTTCCGCCCATATAAATAAATAGCACAGGAGTTAATCTTAAAATCATGGCATTTAAAGGAACAGCAGCAAAATCTGAAACTGGAGCATCAATGTCGAAGTATGACGTGGAAATAGAAGCAAAGCTGAAATCATTAACCTCAGAGGTTGTTAAGCTTCAAGGAGCAGTCGCAGCATTGCAGGCGAATTCGCATCCAGCTGCAGCAGCACCCGCACCAAGTGGAGCTAACGTTGATGCAATTGTAGCTGCATTGCAATCGCAGTGGCCTAATAAGTTTGCTAGTCTTTCAAGTCCAAATTAAAATCATTTTACTATTCATATATTATGAACATAATATCTGGGAATTGTGCAGGAACTTTTAGTGGGTTCCTGAGTTTTCTTGCATGGATGAAGGTCGCAGAAGATCCTTCTAATGATTTGAACGTCTTTCTCCATACAAGGAATAAAACTGCTTGGCCTGGTGCAAGTTATTCTAATTACAAGTGGATCCATTCTACTCAGTTTGAGAATGAATGGAAGGATATATTATCTGTCAATATGCTTCATAAATTGTTTAAGGATAATAAGCATTTAACAAGAGATTTTCCTACTGAATTTGATTATGTTGAGACTTATCCTGTAGATGTAAGACATAGGGTAAACAACTATCCAAATTGTTTTAAGTATGAAGCAAGGGGTGGTTTGAATGATCAGTATTATGATCTTGAGAATTTGAATCTTACACGAAATGCATTGAAGGAGCAGTGGGATAAGTTTGAGTTTACGGATTATTTTAATCAGAGAGTAAAGGAAGAAGAAAACCTAATTGAAGGAAAGAAAGTTCTTTGTTTGATGATGAGATCAGCGTCTCATTATCTCTGGCCTTTTCCTAAAGAATTTTCCGATAATATGGTTAATAAAGCTATCCAATGTGTTAAGGAGAGGATAGATGATTATGATGTACTTCTTTTAACAACTTGTATTCAACCTTATATTGATAAGTTTGTAGAAGTTTTTGGTGATAAATGTGTTTACACTGAAAGAAAACGCATTAATGAGGAACGTGAATGGAAAGGAGCAGATGAAACACATTTTCAAGTGCTTCCTGAACCTTCCATGTCTGATGAAGATTATTCTAGTGAATATGAAGATTGTATTTTAGATGTTTTACTTTCTAGTAAGTCGGATATGATTTTAGGTGCAAGTAGTAATATGTTCCTGGCTTGTTTGTGTATGAATCCTAGTCTTCCATTTGACATTTATTTTAATCATCATGGATATTAAAGGTGAAAAAGAAATTTAAATTGCTGAATGATACTTTCATTCATTTAGATAATAATAATAAAGGATATATTGTCCATCGAAAAGAATCAAAGTACATTGAATGGGTTCATTGTGGTGTAGGACAGCAGCAAAAGACTTTTGATACTCTGGAGGAGGGAGATGAGACTTTTTATGTTGATAAATTCCTTCCTTTAGGACTTCAAGATAAGAAGAGTAGTAAGAAGTATGGGATTATCTTAGAGAGTCATTGGATTGCTCAGCCAGTTATTGATCAGGTTAAGGGTAATCTGGATGAATATATGAAGTGTTACGATAAGATTTTCACATGGAGTGAAGAACTTTGTAGTATGCATGAAAATATTTGTTGGATACCTGGATACGGTTCTTATATTTTAGAACCCAAGATTTATCCTAAAGATAAATTAGTTTCTATTATTTGCTCTAATGCTTCTTGGCTTGAAGGTCATAGGGATCGTTTGGCAATGGTTGAACAACTTAAAGACTATGCTCCATGGTTTGGTAGAGGACGTGGAGATATGGAACTTAAAGAGAAGGAGGATGGTCTATGTGATTATATGTTCTCTGTTGCTATTGAGAATAGTAATCAGTATTTTAGTGAGAAACTTTTAGATTGTTTCCTTACTGGAACTATTCCAATTTATTATGGAACACCTAGTGTTGATAAATGGTTTAATATGGATGGAATGATTATGCTTGAGGACGGCTTTGATATTGAAGGGTTGACAGAAGATATGTATCATTCTAAAATGGATGCAGTAAAAGACAACTTTGAGAGAGCATTAAAAATGGAGATTGTAGAAGATTATATGTGGGAGAATTACTATGCTTGATAAACAAAAATATTTTGAAGAACTTTATGAGGTAGAGTCTAAAGATCTACCCACACATTCTTTTCTTGCTAGAGATTTTGGTGTTAAAAGGGACTGTAAGTATTTTATAGAAACAGGTACTCATTTGGGGCATGGTGTTCAGTATGCTTTAGATCATGGATTTGAGAATGTTTTCAGTTGTGAATTTATGCAGGATAGATTTGATCATTGCATGAATAGATTTTCTTCTAATGATAATGTAAGTCTATGGTTAGGTACTTCTATTGCCAGTATGCCAGAGATGCTTAAGCAAGTGGATCAGAAAGCTTGTTTTTGGTTGGATGCTCATGATGAAGGAGGAGGAGTTCCCACTTTTGAAGAACTTGATTTGATTAAGAATCATTCAATTAAAAATCATACTATTATTATTGATGATATTCCTCTTTATTTTGCTGATAAAAAGAATAAATTGGAACAGAAACTACGCTCTATTAATGAAGACTATTCTATTTTTTAC